TTGCAATAGTGAAGCTCTCCTAATGGGTTGGAAGCCCGAGCCCTTGTTGCTTTCCTCATCAAGATAGGATCCTGAATAAGTTATAACATCAGTCAAATGAGTCTGGAATATTGCAAAAGTGCAGTCACCAGTAAGGCAAGACGTTAACCGCTGTCTCATCTTAATTATGCTATTAGTTATAACACTCATCGGTTAAATGAATGTTATAGTCCAGCTCACACCACGAGGAGGTTGCAACTATAGTGAGCCATAAATCTTTTCACACGTTTAGTAGGAGTGTGTATACTATACCACTGTCTTCATCTCTTTATCATCTCAGCTCTGATCATGTCAGATAGAGGAAGAGTATATAAGTACAAAAATGGGGGGAATTGACTGTCCCCCCAACAGGTTAAAGGTTATACATAACTACCGAAATTAGCAATTTTCTCTCTTGATTCCACCAATTGCTCTTTCTCTTTGAACATAAGATCTATCAGTTGTTCCCATTTAGCTGCTTTATCCCATTTTTCTTCGGTTTCAAGCATACGCTTATGATGAGCACAGATAGCAATGAATTCATCAGCATACTGATTGAACAGTCGACGTTTTCTTTGCCGTCTACTAGTAGATAGATTACCTTCATCTTGTCCACTGTACTGATTATGTAGCAGAGTTGCGATGATCTTCTTAAATGCTGCATAAGCACTTGCTAGATCAAATATCTTGGGCATTTCCCACATAGTATTCTCCTTATAGTTAACGAAAAAACACATATAATACAAATGAAAAATAACGTAATTCATTAACTTAAAACCCCTTTTCAAGGGGGTACGACCATATGAAAGACCACACATCAAAATGCCACAATTTTTAAAACTTTTCTCAATTCTCACCCCCCTATAGTATATAGTATGAGAATGAATGTTTTCTCATATGCTATTTTTATATTATATTCGCTACTGCAGATTCAAAGAATATCAGCCTTTTAGTCCCCTTGCAATAGTTCTACTACGAGGTTCAGAAGTCGGGTTGTAGGTTATCAACATAGTTAACTAAGTTGTCCCCGATACTGCAGAAAAGTGCTGAAATATAAGTCTTAAGTATGGGAGAAATAACTGGCTTTAGACGAAATTTTCAGTTAAAATTAATTTCTCAGGGGAAAAGTATATCCATTTGTATAATTTTATATGTAGTTTATAGCATGAAGATATATCACCTTACGATAGGCATTAATGAAGAAAAGGAAGAAGTTGAATTCATCCAGGAAGAGCAATATCATGTAGATCCTAGAGAAGAAGTTCCTGATCCTGTAGTAGCAGCAGAAGCAGCAGCAGAAGATGACGATTTTCATCAATGGATTAAAAAGCTTATACGTAATAGATTTAATATCATAGGACGTGCTTGAATTATTACGCCCCCTGGCGGGGGCTGTATTATGAGACATTACAAAGTAAATAAGATAAGTCACACAGTATTTGAGTCTATGGATGAAGTCCCTTCAAGTGTGGACGTTGTACCCGATTGGCGTGTCTCTCATATTGGTGATTGGGTACAGGCTGATGATGGCTGCGTAATCCAGGTATTAAGAAAGGGTAAAATGATTCGGAACAAGGGCAAGGATCGTATACGCAGCTATATCGGCACATGTACAGGAACATTTGTATGTATACCACGTACTAAGATGGATACATCCAGGAGAAGGAATATTTACTCAATTGGTGGGGAAATGTCTGCAGATGAGCGAGTCTCTTCCCGAACTACGCTCTCAAAACACGAGGTATTGTTTGTACAGTACCTTTCCTCAGGACTCGCAGCCCAAGACGCATATCTAAGGGCATTCCCTACCAATAATCCCCACTATGCTAATACCAAATCATCTAATCTTATAAAAACAGAAAGGGTAATAAAAGCTATGAAGAAAGAATTGGAACCAATTATAGAGGAATTGGGAATAAGCCCAAAGTATGTACTTGACAGGATAAAGTCAGAAGCTGATGGTAGTGAAAAGGCAGATACACGCCTTAAGGCATTATTCAAGCTTTCTGATATCCTGGATCTGGAAGATAAGTCCAGTACTAAGATAACACAGGTAACGGGAGCTTTGTTTGAAGGTTTCAGCAATGATCAGTTAGAAGCCGTAGAGCGTCCAAAGGAGTTAGAGGCATGAGGTATTGGCTACAATCACTATCCGAGAATGGATTCGATGTATTCCATGCAGTATACGTACCTATATTACTTATAATATATCATTACTTACTTAGGTGGTATTTGAACATAAAGTTCGATGAAATAAAGAATAAGATAGATAAGTTATAGTTTTTGCTTTGTAATTGTTCTTTTTCGTATAATAAGGTACGATAAATGGCAAATTTTAATACAAAAAATGTATCAAAGGCCGAAGAACAGCTAGAATTAGCTAGAAAAGACCTTGTAGCTTTTGGTAAATTGTTTCTTATAGAGGACTTTTTGCGGTCTGAGACTCCATTCTTTCATTATGAGGTTACAGATGCTCTTATGAATAAGGATTTTAGGCAGTTAGCTATTATTCTGCCCAGGGGTCATGGTAAAACAGTACTTACTAAGTGTAATATAATGCATGATTTCTGTTTTGCTAAGGATCCATTATTCTATGGCTGGGTAGCAGCTTCATCAAAGATCTCTGTACCTAATCTTGATTATATTAAGTATCATATTGAATATAATGATAAAATCAGGTATTATTTTGGGGACTTAAAAGGAAGGAAATGGACTGAAGATGACATCGAACTCTCAAATGGATGTAAACTTATCTCTAAATCTAACTTATCAGGCATTCGTGGAGGTGCTAAACTGCATAAAAGATACGATCTTATTGTCCTGGATGATTTTGAAGATGAGAATAACACTATCACCCCCGAATCCAGAGCGAAGATCTCGAATCTTGTCACGGCTGTGGTCTTTCCAGCTTTGGAGCCTAAAGACGGCAGGCTTAGAATTAATGGAACACCTGTACACTACGATTCATTTATACAAAATATCCTTGTTGGGTACGACAAAGCGAAAAAAGAAAAAGATGCATTCAGCTGGAAAGTGATTACTTATAAAGCTATTATGAATGATGGTACGCCATTGTGGCCTAGTTGGTTTGGACACAAGGAAATGGAGCGTAAGAAGAAATTTTATGCAGACTCTGGTCAGCCTCAGAAGTTCTATCAGGAATACATGATGGAGGTTCAAAGTGCAGATAATTCTATCTTTACCAGAGAACATATCAAGTATTGGGAAGGAAGCTTTACCCACGACGTCGAGACGGGATTGTCTTTCATTACCCCCAATGGGCAGGATACTCAACCCTGTAATGTCTTCTGCGGGGTTGATCCTGCCACCGACAGTCAAAGAAGGGACAGTGACTATTCTGTTCTTATAGTTGTGGCAGTCACTCCAGAAAATAACATATATGTCCTTGATTACACAAGGAAGAGATCAATTCCTGTGATATCTATACTGGGTCAGGAGAAGAAGGGTATAGTAGATTATATGTTTGATTATGCCAAGATATATCATCCATCTTTGTTTACTGTAGAAGATACCAGTATGAGTAAACCTATATTCCAGGCATTGCAGTCAGAAATGCGTAGGAGAAATGATTTTAGTGTAGGATATAAGGCAGAAAAGCCTGGCACCAGGATGAGTAAGCGTGACAGGATCCAGGAGGTACTTGCACAGAGATTTGCTATAGGTCAGATCCATCTAAAGAAGGAGATGTACGATCTTCACAGGGAGATTATAACATTTGGGCCTCGTATGGCACATGATGATACTATTGATGCATTGGCATATGCCTGTAAGTTTGCACATCCACCTATGAATTCTAAGAAGGATAAGGCTGGAGACTGGTATAAACGTAAGCCTAAGGTAAAAGACTGGGTGGTAGCATAATGGCAAATGGAGTTAATGATAGAGCATTTAGTGCAATGGAAACTGCTGCTTCAGATAAAACAAGAGTAGATTTGTTTCCTAAGGAAATAGATAATTTATGTCTATAAATACAGATAAAGGTAAACATCTAAATTTATTTACCAGTAAGCCTAAAACTAAAAATAAAGTAAGTAATAAAGCTTTTGATATGATGACTGCAGCTGCAGATAAGACTGCTGTAGAGTTGTTTCCAGCTGAATTTGATAAAAGTACAAAAGGGATACATAATGCATTAATGGTTGCTGGTATGACTCCTGCATTAGGTAATGTTGCAGATTTAACTGATGCCACTTTATATGCATTAGAAGGTGAGTTTGGTGATGCAGCTTGGGCATCTGCTGCAGCCATTCCATTTATAGGTCAGATGGTCGCTGGAAAGAAGGCTTTAAAAATTGCTAAAGAATCTGGAGAAGAAATGGTTACCCTATATAGAGGCATTCCAGATTGGGTCAGAGGTGAGATGGTAAAAAAAGGTA